GTTCCATACGCAACTCATTTTTGCGGGCACCATCGACCTCGTTCGCAAAACCACGGTGGGCCTGCAAGTGATTGCGTATCAATGCGACTGCCTGGACTGGTCGCAGATCCTCATGCGGCGGATGGTGCGGCGGAACTTCACAAACATGACCGCCAAGAATATCGTTGAATCGTTGTTGAACAATGAACTCGCTGGCGAGTCGCTGACCATCGGCACGATGGATAGCGTAGACACCATCCCGCTGGTTGATGTGACGAATGCCAGGGCCTTCGATGTCTGCCGCACGCTGGCTGGCATCACAGGGCAAACCTTCTACGTGGACTTTGATCGATCCATCCAGATGCGCAGTACGTCGGTGCCGGTGGCCCCCTTGGTCTTGACAGAATCGGTGGTGGAGATTGACGGCACGACGAGCCAGAGCGACCGCGAGAGCTACCGCAACGTGCAGCGGCTCATCGTGACCGGCACGCCACTCGCAGGTGTGGACGCCAATGTCGTGACGGTGGAGCGGAGCAACACCGATCAGATCGCGAATCGGCAAGCGATCGAAGGCGGGACGGGTATCTATGAATCCTATGAAGAAATTACGCATCCGACAAGCAATCGGGCCGACGACCTGGAAGTGTTGGGCGTCGGCTATGCGAACCTGCGGCTCTCGGTCTCAGGCGTGCAGCGCCACACCGTGCAGGCGCGCGTGCGGAGCTACGGCTTTCGCGCGGGGCAACTGGCGACCGTCACCCTGCCGACCTTCGGGATTGTCGGCACCTACATCCTGCAGCGCGTCACCATCAATGAGGAGTCCGGGACCCGGTTGACTCACGACGTGGAACTCACATCCTCCAGCGCACAGCAACGGGCCTATGAAACGTGGTTAGAGATTTTGCAGAAGGGGAAAATCATTGTGCAGGGATTGTTCGCGCTTGTGCATAGCTCAGGGGCCTTCGCCGCGCCGGGCTCGGTGGATTGGATCGTCCCGGAAGGCGTCACCCTCGTCACGATTACGGTCAAAGGCGGCAGCGGCGGTGGCGCCGGCGGCATTAACAGTAATTCACTCGCATATTCCGACTGGCCTGATGGAGGTCCAGGCGGAAATAGCGGACTGGTCGTGAGCTCCCTGATTGTCACGGCTGGAGACGTGCTGAACATTGTGATTGGGGGTCAGGGGATTGGCGGGCCCGGATCGGTGTTCGGGTCATCATCCGCTGGCACCGCAGGGGCGGCGACTAGCGTGTACCGGAACGGTGTTTCGATTGCTATTGCGAATCCTGGAGGCGGTGGCGGCGCTCCTCCCGGTGGGTATGCGAACGGCGCACCTGGCACGCCTGGCGGCGGATCTGGCAGCGTTGTGACGGTCGGTGGTGGGAGAGTTGGCGGCGCTGGGGGCGTAGGGAAAAATCCCGCCTCGGTCGTAGCGCCGGGTTTCTCTGGTGTCAATGGTTCCAATGGGTCGGCGTTGATCGAATGGTAGGAGCGAACTTATGAGCACCCCAGTTACTAACTTCGGCAAAGTCACGGTGAGCGCCGGCTACGATGCTGCCGCGACCAGCCTTGCGCTGTCCACCGGCCACGGATCGCGGCTGCCCTCCACGTTTCCGTATCCGCTGACGTGGTGGGATTCGACGACGTACAGCGATCCCGCCGACGATCCGAGCCGAGAAATCGTCCTCGTGACGAATCGTGTCGGCGATGCGCTGACCGTGACGCGGGCCGGTGAAGGCACCAGCGCCAGCGCGAAGAACACGGGCAGCAAAACCTACAAAATGGTCCTCGGAATCACGAAAGCGATGTGGGATGCGCTGGGCGATCTCTCGCTTTCACAAACCTTTCGTGGCCTGTCGCTCCAAACCCATACTGATAGCAATAAGGCCTTGAGCTGGGTGCGGATGGTCCATGCCGATGCGATTGTGATGAGCGATGGGGAGGAAGTGGTGGATTGGAATAATATCGATGTCAACATCGCCGCAGCACTCGGCGTGGGTGGCCTCGATACGGGCAGCGAACAAGCCTGGACCTGGTACGAAGTGCACGCCGTGTGGAACGGCACGACCAAGGGGTTGATGCTCCATCGGGCGAAGAATTATTTCCTCGATGCCAGTTACACGACCGAGGACGCGAGCCAGGGCCTCCGGTCGTTGGTCGATAATTCTACGATCAGAATCTCGCAGGGCCTGCAGTTCGCCACCTCCGGGCCGCTGGTCTTCATTGATGTGAAGCTCCTCAAGACAGGCTCGCCGACCGGCAATTACTGGTTCACAATTGAAGCCAACAGTGGCGGCGTCCCGAGTAATACCCCGTTGGCCACAAGCCGGAAGTATGACGCGGCGCGCCTGACGACCACGGCAGGGTTTGTGCGCATTCCTTTTGATGCTCCGCTCAGTGTCTCCGCGGCCACGCAATATCATCTTGTGATGTACGGCGACTACACCGTGAGTGCAGCCAACTATGTGAACTGGCGCATGGATGCCGGCGGCGCCTCCTATGCCAACGGCAGCAAAGCCCTGTTCGATTCCGACACATCAACATGGACGACCGTCGCCGGCGACGATATGGTCTTCAAGGCGTACGTCGCCGTCAACGAGACGTCGCTCACGATTCCGACGGGCTACCGCTCCGCCCTCATCGGATGGGTCTACAATAATGGCAGTAGCGACTTCAAGTATTTCCTCCAGAAAGATCGCACGGTGTTATGCGGCTACATCAATGATTGGCAGATCGGCTCGTTCACGAGCACGACGCCGCTGCTGGTCGATGTGTCCCCGTTCGTGCCGCCGGTGCCGTGTGTGGTGATAGCCTGTGGCAACAACGCCACAAGCGCCTATGTGGCCATCGGGAATGTATCGGCCACGGACGTGAATGGCCTCACCGCAAACAAAATGTCCGGGGCCGCCCGTGTCACGCTGGGCGCGGATTACACGTCTACCTTCCCGCCGCTCGTGCTGGAGGGCTCCCAAGGGATGATGCTCGCGACAAACGGCGGTACACTCAACCTCTATCTCGGATCCTTCGAGTTCTAGGAGGGCGCATGTTTCACTGGATCTACATCGTGGCCACCGGCGAATTTCTCTACGGGGGGCCGTGCGACGTGACGCCCACCGCTGGGCAAGCGGTCGTGAGGCTCTCGCGCCACCCGAATCCGCGCACGGAACGCTACGACGACGCGGGCGGCATGCGACAGGCGTCGGAGCAGGAAATGGCCGGCTACGACACCGCCAAATTGACGGGGCAGCGGGCGGCTCGGTTCGACGACGATCAGTTGTTGAAGGCGGTGGCGATGTGGATCGCGCAACGGATGAACGTGCCAGTGAGCACGGCGAGACAGGAGATTTTGTCGTTGTCCACAAAGGCGTTAAATTCTGATGTGGAGGCACCATGACCGACATCGAAATGATGCTGAAAGCGCAAGAGGGGACGGGTCCTGTCAGGTATGGTCGATTTTTCCCCTACGTGGATACAGTCGGGAAAACCACGATTGGGTATGGTCGGTGCCTTGATACCAAAGGAATTAGCGACGACATGGCACGGATGATGTTTTCCGAAGATATCGCCGACGCGATCGATATTGCGCGGCGCGTGTGCTCTGTCTACAACCAGCTGAGCCGGCCAAGGCAACTCGTGCTTATCAGCCTGGCCTTCAATCTTGGCATGGTTGGCATGAATAAATGGGTGCGGTTTCTGAACGCGATTCACAAAGAGGACTGGAACGAGGCCGCGGATGAACTCCTGGACAGCAAGGCTGCGAAAGAAGACGCCCCCACTCGCTACAAACAACTCGCAAAAATGATGCGGCAGGACGTTTCTATATGGGTGTGACAATGGGTGTGTATCGTATCGTGAATGCAGAAAGCGGCAAAACATACATCGGTTCGTCTTGCAACGTTGACAAACGATTGGCGCAGCATAAGCGACGGCTGGCGGCTGGGAAGCACTGTAATCCTCACCTTCAGTCCGCCTTTAATAAATACGGTGCGGGCGCGTTCACGTATGAGGCTCTCGTGTCGTGCGAGAGGGCGAAACTTGCTGAGCGTGAGCAATCGTTCATCGATGCGTACTTCGACCATGACATGCCTCTGTATAACCAACAGCCCAGTCATGCCTCTGGGGTAGGTTTTACGGTCTCTGCTGAGACTCGGGCGAAGATGAGTGCGGCGCTGCGGGGTCGCACGCTATCGCCTGAGACTCGGGCGAAGATGAGTGCGGCGATGATGGGCAATACATACAATGTGGGGCGCACACTATCACCTGAGCATCGGGCGAAGCTGCGGGGTCGCACCATGTCGCCTGAGACTCGGGCGAAGCTGCTGGCGGCGAATCTGGGGCGCACCATGTCGCCTGAGCATCGGGCGAAGCTGAGCGCGGCGAATCGGGGGCGCACACTATCACCTGAGCATCGGGCGAAGATGAGTGCGGCGTGGATTGTGCGGATCGCGAAGAAACGGGCGATGGAGGTCGGCAACCTATGGGTATGAAACGCGAGAAAGGACAGCCGTATTCGTGCCCCTGGTGCGGGGCGGTGTATCACGTCAAGGCGGAGAGGCACACGATCAACGATTGTCAGGACCGCGAACGCGAGAACGCGAGAGCGCGCCGCGCAGAAAGGCGGGGGTGATGGACGCGAAGCGTGAGCCAGGGGAGAGGCAATACGAGTGCAATCGCTGTGGGTTTGTCGGCCCACACAGGGCCATGAGGCCCCACTACAACACGTGTCAGGTGCGCGCCGCGCAGAAAGGGGCGTGCAATGGCGGGGGACGATAGCGAAGTGACGGTCAACGCGTTTGGGAAGTCATTTTCCATTAAGGGATTCGGCACAATTTTTATTGTTGTGGTGCTCGCGTTCTCAAGCGGGCTGGCATGGATGCTCTACGACCTCTCGCACTCCGCCGCTATCGCGATCAAAGAAACGCTGGTCGTGCAGGCACAAATCTCCCTGGAGCACCGAGCCATTATGGACACGGCGGTGATACTCAGGGAAAACCAGACCGTTATTATGCTTGGCGTCAAAGAGGTTGGCGAGAGTGTCAGGGTGCAGAACTACATTCTGCTTGAGAATGAGAAAGGCAAAGACAGGATCAAAGCAAAAATGTCAATGCCAAAGCAACTCCGTGATTTGTTGAACGATCGATGAAAGGGAACATTGCAATGGGTGCATCAAATAAAACGTCCATTATCGGCTACATCATTATTGCTCTCGACGTGATTAAGCTCGCCGGAGATGCCATCCAACATGGCGGGGTACCGGTTGACCTGAATGGGTGGATCGTATTTGCTGCCGGATTGGCAACTGGCATCGGGCTGATTTTGTCAAAAGATTTCAACGTCTCCAA